AGCTAATCCAGAATTAGGTGTGGATCCAGATTTTGATGACAGTACAATCGAACATTTTCCACAAAATACTAGAGATGTAACTTTGAGAAGACACATGACTGTTTTATTAAGTCAAAGAAGTACATTGTATAATATCACATTAGACGGTGATGATTATTTGAGAGGATATGCTTGGACAGGAATGAGTATGGGAAGTACAAAAATGTCTTCACAACCGTTTAGTGCAAATAATATGTTTAGTGGCACACATACAAATACTCAAACAACAGCTATTGCTGGCAGTATAAATGGTATTAATAGATATATTTCTCCTATGACATTTGTTAACTGGGGTACACATACATTATATGGATTAGGAGATAGTACAAATAGTCGTAAAAATGGTACCGGTGTATCGTTTTCTGATTATGCAGTAGATAATTTAAAAACATACTTAGGTTATCCAACAGAAATTAAAGTTTCTGCTCCAGCAACAGACTTTTCATTAACAAGTATAACTTTTGACCAAACAGATAAAACATTTGATGTAATTTAATGGTAAAACTTGTATAAATATTAGGGAAAATTAGAGAGTAAAATGGCAAAACAAACAATTAACATTGGTTCTACAGCGGATGACGGTACAGGTACTACAATTCGTGCTGGTGGTGATTTAATTAATGATAACTTTAATGAAATTTATACTGAATTAGGTGACGGTTCATCTTTAAGTATAACCAGTAAAACACAAACACTTACCAATAAAACATTAGACGGTAGTAATAATACCTTTTCTAATATTCCAGGTTCTGCCTTAACAAACGCAACTTTCACATTAGTTGATGAGAGTTCAACTGAAGCTACAATCTCACTTGGTGAGAGAATGGGTTTAACCGGCGGCACAAACTTAACAACTGCCATTACAGGTGATAATATAAATGTCACTCTTAATACGACAATAACAGGTTTAACAAGTTTACAAACAGAAACACTTACAAATAACTCTGGTAATTTATTAATTGATAGTACAACATATATTACAGAATTTAGAGGTGGTGGTAGTACAGACGGACAAATACAATTAAATTGTAGTTCTAACTCTCATGGCCAAAAAATTGTGGCACAACCTCATAGTGAGGCGGTAACAAATGAAATGTTGTTACCAAAAGGTGCTAACTCAACATTAGTTTCAGAGATTGCAACGCAAACTCTAACAAATAAAACAATAGGTGTAGGCCAAGTAACAGGTAATACAAGAGCATATACTGGTGACGGTTCTACTGTAGCATTTACAGTTACAGATGGAATGACTGTACAAAATACCTTGGTATTTTTAAATGGTGTTTTCCAAAGACCAACAACAGATTTTACAATATCGGGAACAACGCTGACATTTGGTACGGCACCAATAGCTGCGGATGCAATAACAATAAAAGAGCTTTAATAGAGGTGTATAAATAGTAGTATGACTAACAAAATCAAAGAATCGAATATAACAGACGGCGCAGTCACAAGCGATAAGTTAGCTTCTGGTACAGTTGCTAATGACAGACTTGCAAATAATTCGATTACTATTAATGGTAATACTGTAGCATTAGGTGGTACATTATCGACATTACCTACCATTACATCATCTAGTGTTGTAATTACACCGGATTCTGAACAATCATTTACTTTAGCAGGAACAAACTTTGTATCTGTGCCAATTGTAGAGTTAGTTAGTTCGACAGGTGCAGTTACAGTAGCAAGTGCTGTTACATTTAATAACTCAACAAGTTTAGCAATTACAACAAGCTTATCTGCTGGTACTTACTATGTAAGAGTAGAAAATCCAGATGGTGGTGCAGTAAGAAGTTCATCAGCAATTTTAGCAGTTAGTAATGCACCTTTTTGGTCAACAGCCGCAGGCAGTTTAGGTACCATAACATCAGGCGATACAGCTACATTTCAATTACTCGCTTATGATGACTCTAGTACAGCAGTGACAGGTTACACATTACAATCAGGTTCATTGCCAGGAGGATTTACTTTAGCTGGTGATTCAACAATTGGTTCAATTTCAGGCACAGAATCAGGTGCTACAGATACAACAACTTATTCTTTTGTTATTAGAGCAACGGATAATGAATCACAAACAACTGACAGGACATTTAGTATTACTGTCAATGTGTCGGCTACAGGAGGAGGGCAATTTAACTAATGTCTAGTAAAGGTACAGCATATATTGATAGAACACCATCAAGTGGTGGTAACAGAAAAACATGGACTTGGTCATGTTGGTTAAAAAGAACAGGAGTTAATTCAGCTCAAAGACTTTTTAGCGCAGGAAGTTCAATAGGTACAAATAACGATAACTTATTAAGTGTTCTTTTTGAAAGTGATAATACACTTAAAATTTTTTCGGAAGTTAGCGCTTCTACTGTTATAGATTTGAGAACAACTCGTGTATTTACGGATACTTTTGGTTATTATCATATTGTTATAGCATTTGATACAACTCAAGCAACAGCAGCTGACCGTGTTAAAATTTATGTAAATGGTACACAAGAAACAGCTTTATCAGCTACAACTTATCCTAGTTTAAATTTAGATACATTTGTTAATCATACTGTAAAACATAGAATTGGTTATACAGGAAGTTCATTTGATGGTATTATGTCACATATGCACTTTGCTGATGGAACAGCTTATGCTGCTTCAACTTTTGGCGAAACAGATTCAACCACAGGTGAATGGAAATTAACATTGTCTCCTTCTTTTACATTAGGTACAAATGGTTTTACAATTTTTAAAGATGATAATACTATTACAGACCAATCTACCAATTCAAATGACTGGACACAAGCAAACGGTTCAATATCTGCTACTCAGGATTGCCCTAGTAATGTATTTTGTACTATGAATGATACGGAGTTTGATTTTGCAAATGCTGACTCAGATATAGGCGCAGGCGGAACTTTTGTTTATCCAAGGGCAAATGGTAATTACACTTATGCAATGTCAACTCTCGCAATGCCAAAAGGAAATGGTAAATTTTACTTTGAAGCAAAAAGAATTGTATATGATACTGTTGAAGCAGCAGTTGGTATTGTTGACGCTGAATTTTCTTCAGAAATATTTTATGAAAATAGACCAATTGTTACAGCTACTAATACTACAGCAATTGGTAGAGTATTGGCGAATAGTGATGGTCATTCAATAATTTCAGGTACGGCAAACTCTAGTTATGGTCTCGGTTCACTAGCTGACGGTGATATTGTTTGTATGGCTTGTGATATGGAAAACGGTGCCTTTTATTTTAGAAAAAATGATGGTTCATGGGCTAATAGCGGCGACCCAACTTCAGGCGCAAGTAAAACTGGTGCGATAGATATATCAGCAACATCTCAATGGACATCAAGTTCTCATTGGAGAGTTTGGTGTGGAGATGGTGCTACTAACCATGACAGGTGGGCATTTAATTTTGGTAATGGTAATTTTCCATCACAATCAGGTAGTTTTGGTTCTCAATCATATTCAACAACTGCTGTGTCAAGTGCAGGCACAAATGCTTCAGGTATAGGTATTTTCGAATTTGATGTACCTACTGGCTACACAGCGCTATGTACTAAGGGGTTAAACGAATAATATGGCATACACAACAATTAATAAATCTACAGATTATTTTAATACTAAACTTTATACAGGTAATGGTTCAACAGGTCATGCAATTACAGGTGTAGGTTTTCAACCAGATTTACTTTGGTTAAAACCAAGAAGCACAACAGGTTATCATAGACTTTTTGATGCAGTAAGAGGTGCAGGATATCAACTATATAGTAATGAAACTAATGGTTCTGGTCTAGACACAAATCAAATGTCTTCATTTAATTCAGATGGTTTTACTTTAGGAAATGAAACTGGTTCAAATGCAAATGGAACTACTTTTGCCTCATGGAACTGGAAAGCAAATGGACAAGGTTCATCTAACACAGATGGTTCAATAAACACTACTTATACTTCTGTTAATACGACAGCAGGTTTTTCAATAATTCAATATACAGGTAATGGTGTAGCAGGTGCAACGATTGGACATGGATTAGGTGCAGTACCTAAAATGCTTATAGTAAAACAAACAAACTCATCTAATAATTGGAAAGTTTATCATGTAAGTATGGGTAACAATAATATTATGAATTTAAATGATACTTCAGCACAAACAGGAAATACTGCTTTTTGGAATGACACTACTCCTACATCTACACTTATTTCTCTTGGTACAAATGGTGCAATAAATGGAAGTGGAAATACTTATATTATGTATGCTTTTACTTCTATAACTGGTTATAGCAAGTTTGGTTCTTTTTCTGGTAATAATAATAATGACGGTTCATTTATTTACACAGGATTTGCACCATCATTTGTTATGGTTAAGAGAAGTAGTGATATTCAAGGTTGGGTTATGTGGGATAATAAAAGACCTGGTTATAATTTAACTAATCAAAGTCTAACAGCAAACGAAAATAGTGCTGAAGAAACAGGTAGAACTTTTGATATATTGTCTAATGGTTTTAAAATAAGAGATACTAATACAGCTACTAACGCTGCTTCAACATATATTTACATGGCATTTGGTCAAACCTTGGTAGGGTCAAACAATATACCATGTACAGCAAGATAAACAGTATAAATAGTATAAAGGATAAAAGAGAAATAATATGCCGGCAATTATAACAAACAAATTTAGAAGACACAATGCTCAACAATTCGTTGAATCATTTAGCGAATCAGCAAATACTGTCTATTACATGGGTTTAGGCCGTTCTCAAGCATTTGGCACATCTACTAGAGGTGATAGTAGAACCGAAAATGAAGGAACAGATACAAGTCCATTAACTCCAGTTGATTCAATCAAAGATGAATTTTATTATTTTGATGATTTATTAGCTGCAAAAAGAATTACAACAAGTGATGTTTCTTTCGCAATACCAAGAAGAAACTGGACTACAAGCACAGTTTACGATTATTATAGACATGATTACGGAAATTATATAACTGGTGGCACAACTACACAGTCGGCAAACTCTGGTGCTACTAACTTATTTGATTCTACTTTTTATGTATTAAATAGTAACAATAATGTTTACAAATGTTTAGATAATAATGGTGGCGCAAACTCAACTGTAGAACCAACAGGAACATCAACATCAATTTTAACAACAGGTGATGGATACAAATGGAAATATATGTATTCACTATCTGCTTCACAACAAGTTAACTTTTTATCAACTGACTTTATGGCAGTTGCAACAAATTCAACTGTATCATCAGCGGCTGTTGATGGTGCAATTAACATTATAAAAATTAAAACTGCCGGTTCAGGCGGTACAGACGGTACACATACAGGCGTTCCAATTAGAGGAGACGGTAGTTCGGGTGTTTGCTCAGTTACAGTTTCATCTGGTGCAGTAACAGCTGTAACAGTAACAACACCAGGTACAGGTTATACTTTTGCTTACATAAGAGTTGCAGATATTATAACTGCTGGTGCAACAAGTTTAACAGGAACAGAATTAGATGTAATTATAGAACCAAAAGGTGGTCACGGATTTGACGCAGTAACAGAATTAGGTGGTTTCTTTGTAATGACGAACACTAACTTTGAGGGTGCAGAAACATCAAACTCTGGTGACTTCAATACTACAAACGATTTCAGACGAGTATGTATTGTAAAAGACCCAAATTCAGGTGGTTCAGCTGCAACAGCAACTACTTTAAGAGCTGTAAAAGCTGTCTTACTTGCAAGTGCTTCAGGTTCATTTACAGTAGATGAAAAAATTACTCAAACAACAACAGGTGCCATAGGCAAAGTTGTTGAGTGGGATAATACAAATAAAATATTATATTATGTTCAAACTAGATTTAATAACGCTGGTTTGGATACAAACGGTAACTTAACAGCGTTTTCTGGAACAAACACGATTACAGGTGCTGATTCGGGTATTACAGGTACTCCTTCAACTTCAACAAGTACAGTTGATAGTGTTTCATTCACAAGTGGCTATGCAGCTGCTGAATTAGACGCTGACTCAGGTGATGTTGTTTATGTTGAAAATAGAGCACCTATTACAAGAGCTTCAGACCAGACAGAAAATGTTAAACTAGTTATTGAATTTTAAGAGGGAAATAAATGCCAAGTCCAACTGACTTTAACCTCACGCCTTATTATGATGACTTTGCTGAGTCAAAGAAGTTCCATAGAGTTCTTTTCAGACCAGCTTTCGCAGTACAGGCTAGAGAGTTAACACAATCACAAACGATTTTACAGAATCAAGTCGAAAGGCTATCTGACCACATCTTTAAACAAGGTGCAATGGTCATTCCTGGTGAAATCGGTTATGATTTAAATTACTATGCTGTAAAACTATCGGCAAAATCTCTATCAGATATTACAAAATATAATAATGTACAATTAACTGGCGTAAGTTCAGGTGTTGTTGCAAACTGTATTGGTGTTGCAGCTACAGACGGAACTGACCCCGATACTTTATTTGTAAAATATATCACATCAGGTACTTCAAACACAGCAACGACATTCACAGACGGAGAAACAATTAACTGTACAGTTGATGGTTCAGCCGCTACAGTAACTTGTTCTACTACAGCTACAGGTTCAGCTGCTACAATCGGAGCAGGTGTTTATTATATAAATGGTTTTCATGTTGAAGTTGCCGAACAAGTTTTAGTATTAGACAAATATACAAACTCACCATCTTATAGAGTTGGTCTTGCAGTTACAGAATCTTTTGTAACTCCAAATGATGATTTATCTCTAAATGATAATGCTGCCGGTGCTTCAAATCAAAATGCTCCAGGCGCTCACAGATTTAAAATAGATTTAACACTTGCTAAGAAAACTTTGACAAGTACCGAAGATTCAAACTTTATTGAATTGTTAAGATTAAAAGTAGGTATTATTCAAAACAGAGTTAGAACAACTGAATATGCAGTATTAGAAGATACACTTGCTAGAAGAACATTTGACGAATCAGGTGATTATCTAGTTAGAGGTATGGAATTAGATATTAGAGAACATCTAATTAATGGCAACAATAGAGGAATTTATACATCTGCTAATGGAGGTTTAGAAAGTAAACTTGCATTAGGTATTTCTCCTGGTAAAGCATATGTAAAAGGTTATGAAATCGAAACAATTGGTACAACTTTTGTTGAAGTTGATAAGGCAAGAGATTTTGATACAGAAAATAACTTTAATACAAGATTTAATTTAGGTAACTTTGTAAATGTTTCAAATGTTTACGGTTCTCCAGATGTTGGATTTGTTTCAGGTGATGTAGAAGCATTTAAAAGAGTAAATCTTTATAATACAACAACATCAAGTAGAGGTACAGAAAATGCAGGCTCAGGTTCAAGTATCAATACAATTGGTCGTGCAAAATCCAGAGGTTTTGAATTAAATTCAGGTACAGCTGCTTCAAATATTTTTGCAAGTTCTTCATTAACAGGTGCAGTATATAAACATTACTTGTTTGATATTAATATGTTCACACACTTGAACATTAGAACAGCACAAGCATTTACAACAGGTGAAAAAATTACAGGTGGTACTTCAGGTGCTACTGCTACTTTCGAATCAATTTCTACAACTGAAAGTGCTACAATTACAGGTGCTACAGCAGCTGATCCTGTTGTTGTAACTTCAACTAATACTTTCAAAGAAGGCCAACAAGTTACAATTGCAAGTGTTGGTGGTATGACTCAACTTAATGGCAATGTTTATACTGTTAGAAATCCTAGTGGTTCAAATTTTGAATTATACGATACAGACGGCACTTCTTCAGTAGATGGTACAGGATTTACTTCTTATACTTCAGGCGGTACAGCTGCACACGGTGTAGTTATTGTATCAAGTGTTGTTGGTACTTTCTCAGCAGGAGAAACAATTACAGGTGGTACATCATCTAACACAGCAGTAATTCAAACAGACGCTGTAGGTTTAAAAGGTGTAACTACACTTGATTTCTCTAGTGTAAAACAATTAGGTATGGCAGGTTCGCCAAGTTATACTTCAGATGTTGTAAGAAGTTCAACAAATGGAGAAAGATTACAAATTTCAGGAACAGTATCAGTTGCAAATTCAAGTGCTTCTGTAACAGGTTTTGGTACTAGATTTACAGACGAGTTAAAAGTAGGTGATGAAATTACTTTTACTACAGACGCAGGTGGTTCGGAAACTCAAATTGTTGAAGCAATCATTTCAAATACAAGTTTGACTATTGCAGCTGCAGTTGGCGGTTCAGATGTAACAACTAAATCAAACGCAACTAGAAATAGAGGTAAATTACAAGAAAGTAATAATAATATTTCTATTTTCAAAATGCCTTATAAAACTATTAAGACATTAAAGACAGCCAATAATTCAGGCGTAACAGATACAAACTTTGCAGTAAGAAGACACTTTACAGGAACATTATCATCAAATGGTGATGTAACAATTACTGCTGGTACAAACGAAACATTTGTATCGTTATTAGAGAGAGATTTTTCAGTATCAATAATGACAACTGGTTCTGGCGGTTCAGGTGCAGTTGGTGATGTATTAAGTTTAACAGGTAATAACCATGAGGGTGACGCTATCTTTACACTAGGTGGTTCTCCTACAGGTAAAACTTTAACACTAGATTTTGGTGCTAATTATGCAGGCCATAAAGTTAAAGTTCTTGCAACAATTAATAGAGCTGTTGCAGGTTCTAAAACAAAAACATTAAACGCATCCACAACTTTAGCAGTATCTACACAAGCTACAATAGAAAGTGGTGTGATTGGATTAGGCAAAGCTGACATATATAAAATTAATAATATTTACATGTCTCCTGATTTTAGCACAGCGGCTACAAGTTCACACACAGATATTACAGATAGATTTAATTTAGACAATGGACAAAGAGATAACTTTTATGACATTGGTAGAATTAAATTAAAAACAGGTTCATTAACACCAACAGGTAGATTATTAATCAATTTCGATTACTTCTCTCACGGTTCAGGTGATTATTTTGATGTTGACTCTTACTCTGGTGTTGTTGCTTATGCAGATATTCCAAGTTACAATTCAGATACAACTGGTCAAATATATCAATTAAGAGATGTATTAGATTTTAGACCAAGAGTTGATGACGCAAGTACAATCGCTTCTGGTGGACAAGATAGAAGTTTTGATGGCACAGGTGCTTCACCGGTTGATGTTGTTAAATTTAATTCTGATATATCTACAGACTTTGAATTCTATTTACCAAAAATTGTAAAAATATTTTTAGATAAAGATGGCACATTTAGAAAAGTAGATGGAGCTTCGGCATTAAGTCCTCAAGCACCAAATAATTTAGATAGTGCAATGCACCTTTACACACTACAATTAGATAATTACACTCTTTCAACTGACCATGTTGAAATCGAAATCATTGATAATAGAAGATATACAATGAGAGATATTGGTAAGATTGAAAAGAGATTAGAAAATGTTGAGTATTACACTCAATTAAATATGTTAGAACAATCAGCACAGTCTTTACAAATACAAGACGCAGACGGTTTTGATAGATTTAAAAACGGATTTATTGTTGACAACTTTACTGGTCATGGTATCGGTGATGTAGGTAACGCAGATTACAAAGCTGCTATGGCAATGGCTGAAGGCGCTTTGAGACCAACATTTAAGGAAGACGCAGTACAATTAATCGAAAGAGATGATGACGGTACAGAAATTGTTGACGCAGATAGAACGGCAGCTAATTATCAAAAAACTGGTGATTTATTAACATTACCATACACAGAAACAACTTTAGTTGACCAACCTTTTGCAAGTAAATATATTAATGTTAATCCTTTCAATGTATTTACATGGATTGGTACGATTGATTTAACACCTCCAGGTGATGAATGGAAAGAAACAGAAAGAGCACCAGAATTAGTAATAAACAATCAAGGTGGTTTTGATACTTTAATTTCAGGCAATCCTGGTTTAGAGAGTGTTGAGATTGGTACAGTTTGGAATGAATGGCAAGATATGTGGGCTGGCGCTCCTAGAGATATGGATGTTAGAGCGCTTGGTGGTCAAGTAAGAGAACAAACATTTGCTTTTGGTGTTCCAAGACGAGTATTACAAAGACAAGAAGTTACAACTGCTCAATTAGTAAATCAAACTAGAACAGGTGTAAGAAATGTATTAGTACCACAAGTTGTTAGAAATTCAATTGGTGACAGAATTATTAATGTTGCATTTGTGCCTTTTGTAAGAGCAAGAACAATTACATTTAACGGTACAAGATTTAAACCAAACACAAGAGTTTATCCATACTTTGATAACATTGATGTATCAACTTATGTTACACCAACAGGTGGTTCTTTAGGTGGTAATTTAGTAACAGACGCTAACGGTGCATTATCAGGAACATTTGCAATACCTGACCCAACAAATAATTCAAATCCAAGATGGAGAACAGGTACAAGAGTATTCAGATTAACTGCCTCAGCTACAGATGATAGAAGTTCAGATGTAGAAACAGCTGGTGAAGTAGATTACACAGCAAGAGGTATTTTAGAAACTCAACAAGAAACAATTTTATCTACAAGAGAACCTAGATTACAAAGAACAAACACAACAGATAATAGAGATATTACTAGAACATCTACAAGAGAAACTAACAGACAAGTTGGTTGGTGGGATCCTCTTGCTCAAACTTTCTTAATTGATGATAGTGGTGGTGTTTTTGTAAGTTCAGTAGATTTATTCTTCCAATCTAAAGATGATACTGTTCCAATTACAGTTCAAATTAGAGAAGTTGTAAATGGTTATCCAGGAACGAAGATTTTACCTTTCTCTGAAAAAACAATTAATCCTAGTGCTGTAAATACTAGTACAGATTCTACAACGGCTACAACATTTACTTTTGATAGTCCAGTTTACATACAAGAAAATGTTGAATACGCATTAGTTGTATTAGCTAACTCTACAGATTACAATGCTTGGGTTGCTCGAATGGGAGAAACACAAGTTAATTCTGATAGAACAATATCAGAGCAACCATATGCAGGTGTATTATTTAAATCACAAAATGGTACAACATGGACTGCTGACCAAAATGAAGATATTAAATTCAAATTAAAAAGATGTGAATTTGATGTTACAAATACCGGCTCAGTTGTATTGACTAACGATAGTTTACCAACAAGAACATTAAAAAATAATGCTTTAAGAACAACAAGTGGTTCTAAAGTTATCAGAGTTTTCCATCCAAATCATGGTATGCACGGCACATCAAACAATGTTACAATTGCTGGTGTATCCTCAGGAACATATAATGGTTTAGCACACTCCGATATTAACGGAACATATACAAGTATCTCTAATATAACATTAGATAGTTACGACATTACTTCACCAAGTTCTTCAAATGCTACAGCAACAGGAGATATTGGTGGCACAAGTATTACAGCAACACAAAATAGATTATATGATGTAATGAATTTGAGTATTCAAACAATGACTGTACCTGAAACGACAATAGGATATTCTATTAGACCAACAACTGGTAAATCAGTTCATGGTTCTGAATCAGAATTTACTTTAACAAGTTTTTCTAATAGACAATCAGTTGTAGGTAATGATAATATTTACTTTACTGCTCCTCAAATGGTAGCAAGTGATATTAACCAAACAAATGAAATGTCAGGCAACAAATCATTATTTGTTCAATTAGATTTATCTTCATCAAATACAAAATTAACACCAGTAATTGATACTCAAAGAATGAGTGCATTTACTATTCAAAATAGATTAAATCAACCAACATCATCAAATACACCTAACTTTGTTGATGATGACCAACCAAGTGGTTCTTCTACAGCTGCTATATATTGTACAAGACCAATTAGTTTAGAAAATCCATCAACTGCTTTAGAAGTTAGATTAACTCAAAATGTTCGTTCAACTTCAAGTGTTAGAGTTTACTTTAGAGCAACATCTTCGGAAGAAGTTAGAAATATTGATGATTTAGGTTGGACAGCGTTTAATGGTGACGGTAGCGAAGATACTACAGTTACACCGGCTGAAGACGCAAATACATATAAAGAATACAAATATAGTGCAAGTGATATATCAGAGTTCTCAGCATTTCAAATCAAAATAGTTATGAAAGGTACAAACTCATCATACCCTCCTGTAATTAAAGATTTGAGAGGAATAGCGTTGGCGGTATAATATGGCTAGATTAAAAGTACAAGGTCATACAAGTTTAGAAAGAGATATTTATTCTAACGGTATTGTAAATACGAATAGGACTGAATATCAAGTTTATATGAATAGAGTAAAAGCTAGAGAAGAACATGGAGACTCAATAAGAAATGCGGTTAAAGATATAAATAATTTAAAGGCCGAGTTGAGAGAAATAAAAAATTTATTAAAGGAAATAGTAAAGTAAAATGGCAATTAGAAGCGTAGCAACTACAGATACTTTAGAAACCCTAAGAACCACATTTAATTCTTTGGGAACGGAAGTCGGTGATGTTGCAACATTAACAACTACAGCTACTAATATTTCAGCTGCTATTAATGAGCTGAATACTTCCGTTACAGCTGCCTTTACAATTAGAGATTCATCATCTACTGTACAACAAATCAGTTCAGGAGATGTGTTTACATTTGCAGGTGATTCTAATATTACTGCTACCGTATCAGCAACAGATACAATGACAATTACGCTAAATAGTACCATAAGTGGTCTTACTAGTATTTCTGGTACATCAATTAACGCAACTACAACTTTAAGTGAGAATAGTATAAGAGTTGCAACAAGGCCTTTTGCGATTGCCCAAGCAATTGCTTTAGGTTAAACAAGGATTTTATTATAAATAGTATAAATAGAAGTATAAATAATAGGAAGAAACCATGGCAAACGATTTTAAAAGATTTACAGTAAGTTCAGCGACAACAAGTACAGCTGCGTCTGGTGACGCTCTATACTCATGTCCTGCTGGTGCTGGTTCATCAGCCCTAGAAAGTATTGTTATCGGTATCACATTGTCTAATAAAACGACAACAGGTGTTACCGCTGATATTTACCTAGATGGATATGATGGAACAGACACATATATAGTTAAAAGTGCTACAATTCCTGCCGGCTCAGCTTTAGAAGTAATGTCTGGTAATAAAATTGTATTACAAAATAACGGTTCAGCAGGTGATGTAATTAGAGTAAGTTGTGGAACAGCAACTGCTTTAGACGCTACACTATCTGTATTAGAAGATGTATAATAAATATTAATAGGAAGTAATTAAGAATGCCTTATATAGCAGCTAAACCAGGAACAGCGTTTAGAACATTTACCGATAGAGATAATTTTACAGGTGATGGTTCTACTACAGCATTTGATATGCAATTTGCTATTGATGAGGCTGGTTTAAACGATTTAAAAATTTATGTAAATGATGTTCTTCAGGTTCCTACAGATGATTATACTTTAGGTGTAGATGGTGCCGGTGATTATAAGAGAATTACTTTTACATCAGCACCAACAAATGGTCATGCAATTGTTATTTTAAATCCAGGTACAGTAAGAGGCGGTTTCGCAACTGTAGCTGATAACGCTATTACTTCTACAAAACTAAATACAGAGGCAATTACAGGCCAAACAGAATTAGCTGAACTAGCGGCTGATAATGATGTTTTATTAATTTTTGATACATCAACATCAGCATTTAAAAAAATTCAAAAATCAAACATTGCTACGCCTGTTACATTTACTACCGATAAAACAAATACAGGTGATGGTTCTGCTACGACAGTAACTTGTTTAGCTGGTCACACAGTTGATGATGTTTTAGTATTTGTAAATGGTATTTGTTTAGTACCAACAGATGACTATACTATTTCAGGAACAACATTAACTTTTACAACGGCGCCGGCAAATACGGCGGAAATAGTATTAAGGTATCTAGGATAAAAAAATGGGAACATTAACAAGAAATTTTGCAAACTTTGCTACAGGTGGTGATGATAAAATAATAAATGATTTATCTACATTAGCATTAAGAGAAGCTACACAATCAAATAGGGTAGCTGTAGGAACAAGTTCACAATACATAGATGTATTTCAAGATACTTCGGGTTATACGAATGGTGCTAGCACAGCTAGAGATTCTAATGAATATATTTCTACTTTAGTAGAAACAAGTGACTCAACAAGTATATCATGGGCACAGAGAGCAGATTTTAGTTTACACTATACTAGAGCAGGAAGTGGTGGCGCTACTTATAATCACACAGGAAATGCTGCTAGTGACCCAACAACAAATCTTTTAACTGGATATGATGGACAAAGTGCAAGTGGTTTTTCTGAAGCTTCAGCTGCTTACTATCATTGTTATGTTTTTGACTTAGGAGCAAATACAACTTTTACACCTACACACATGGATTATTATTTTCAAGATGGTGCAGGTAGTTTTACAAATATTAAAACACAAGCATTTAATAGTTTACCAGGTTCAGGTAATACAAATCCAAGTGACCTTGTTACATTTAGCACTCGTACCTCTATTGTTAATGGTACATCTTATACAGAAACAACATCTACATCAACTAAATTTAGATATTTAGCATGGGTAAAACATTATAGTAATGGTACAAATTGGGGTAATAATCACTCTTGGAGATGGAGAGGTACTAGATATGTTACATCAGTAAATGCTACAGGTAACTTTACTTGTCCAGCAATTACAGCATCCTCAACTTCATCAATGGGTGCAATGATAACTTACCAGGATATTTCTGGAACAAATGCTTTAAACACAGACATTATACTACAACTTTCAGCTGATAACGGTAGTAACTATTCTACTGCTACACTAACTGCTATGCCAGACTTTAGTTCTGGTATTAAGATGGCTAAAGTAAATGACTTAGCCGTAACAGCAGGAACCCAATTAAAATATAAAATATCATTCGCCAACCAGAGCTCAGGTTCTAAAGAGGCGAGAATACGAGGAGTTAGTTTAAACTATTAATGGAAAAATGTATAAATGGAATGAATCAACTACTAGTTGGGACCTTGACGAATAATGATTAAAAAAAAACTATAAATATTAGGATAAAGAGATAAATTAAATGGCATATTTAGGAAGAGAACCAGCATACGGAGCATTTGAAAGACAGTCGATAACGCCTGACGGTAGTACGACTACTTTTACATTGACTTATACCGTTGCTTCAACAAGTTCAATATTAGTATCAGTTGCTGGTGTACTTCAAGAGCCAAACTCAGCGTACACACTTGCTTCAGGCGGTACTCAAATTACATTTACAGAAGCGCCAGCTTCAAGTGCAACAGTATTCTTAATTTACTTAGGAATTGCATACGAAGGTGCTATTGTAGGTCAAGCTTCATTCACTTCATTTAATGGATTAGCAGAAACATCAGCTGATAATGATAGATTTTTAGTTTACGATTTATCAGCTCAAGAAGTAAAATACATTGAAAGTCAATATCTTGTAGGTATTACAAGTAGAACAGAGTTAGCAGAGAGAGCTGCCTCAGATGATGAATTTTTAGTTTATGATACATCTACTAGTGAAATTAAAAAAATTCAAACAAGTAACATTGTTAAAGCAACAGTACAAAGAACATTTACAGGAGATGGTTCAACAAATACATTTACAGTAACAAGTGGTGTTACACAAGAAAATACTTTAGTAATTGTCAACGGTATCTCAATGATGGCTGGTACTGATTATACGATTTCGGGAACAACATTAACCTTCAGTACGACACCAACCGTTGGTGACAATATTGATGTAAGAGAACTACCAGCATAGGATAAATAGTAATATGGCACAACAAAAAGGTATATCAAAAGGTACAACAGCGAATAGAAGTATCCTTGAAGAAGGTAAAATTCGTTTCAATACCACTACAGGTTTATTAGAGTATTATAATGGTACAGCTTGGGCACCAATTGATACTCCACCAACTATTACTAGTGTTTCTGGTGATTTAGTGGAGAGCGGCGCTTCTACAATTGTAATTACTGGTTCATTCTTTAGTACATCAGCTACGGCACAATTAATAACAAACGGAGGTTCAGCAATTTCATTTGATACTGTTGTGAGAGATAGTGCAAGTCAATTAACTTGTACTTTAAATGATGGTAATTTAGGTACTGTAGATGAACCTTATGATGTTAAAGTGATTAATTCTTCAGGATTATCAAATGTTTTAGAAAATGCTTTAAATGTTGATGAAAGTCCGGCTTGGGTAACTACATCAGGTGCATTAGGTAATGTAAGTGATAGCGCTACAGGCACACACTTTACATTATCGGCAACTGACCCGGAAAGTCAAGCAGTTTCCTACTACTTAAAATCAGGTTCATCTTTACCTGGAGGTTTGTCATTAAACTCATCTACAGGTGTAATTTCAGGTGACCCAACAAATGTGGGTGGAAATACTACAACTACATTTACAGTTCAGGCAACTGACCCAGGTTCAAATGTTACTGAAAGACAATTTAATATTACCATTACACCAACGCTTGATGGTTCATCATCAGCAAGAGCAAATATTTCTTGTAAGGCAATCTTTGATTTAGGTGCTTCTTTTCAAGGTTCTAGTGCAAGTGGATTATACTATATTACAAACTATGGTACTATTTCTGCCGAACAACATTATTGTCAAATGGACACATCTTATAACGGTGGCGGTTATACATTATTATTTGCTGCTAACTCAGCAAGAAATAATTTCTCCGGCACAAACTACCAATTTAATTTAAATAACACAGCAACACCTTCACCTGATACTGTTTATGCTAGAACAAGAGGTTCTACATTTACACCAGCTTCTGGTGATAAATTCTTATTAGAAAGAAGAGCAACAGGTCAATGGATTGTTGGAACAATTAATAGTTGGGCAGCTGGTTCAAGTTGGGCTCACATAAATGGCCATGCTTACTTAGGAAGTTTAAATAATGCCACTTCAGAAAACACCGAAAATCTAACATCCAATTATGGTATTGATGATTTTGAATGTTGTGCTCAATCAGGAGGTTGCCAGAGCACTGGTGGCGACCTTTGTGGATTTGGTACAGGTGATTCACATGGTTGTTATAACCATGATTCTAATACTTACTGTTACGGCGGTGGTTGGGACAACTCTAACGCATCTTTAATGTGGGGTGGTGGTTCTGGTAATAATAACTTTGAAGGAACTTACGCTGCTTATTACTATAGACGAGATTCAAATAGTCAATAAATAATACAATATAAATATATTATATTAGGAGTTTGAAGTGAAACAATTGAATAATTATGATGAAGCCGTTAAGGTTATCAAAAATATTTCCAACGAAAAAGTATTAGGTATAGTAATGACTTCAGCTACTTGCGAAGTCTGTAAAAAATTTGTTACTGATACCTTAGAGAAAATCAATGAACAATATTCAGATGTGGTAGAAATCTATCAAATGGATATTGAAAAACATCCAACACAAGGTACACTTCCGGTGCCTACAGTTCCAATCACATATTTTTACATTAAAGATTGTAAAGTATTTCCATTAATGCGTCCTGGTTATGCAGGATTAGAAATATTAGAAGGTGAAATTAAGAAGTTTAAATTATTATTAAAGGGTGAACCATTTGAAACAGTCTATGGATAGAATTGAGAGAGAACATTTAACCTGGGGTCCATATGTGATGAGGACTAAATTACCCCAAGATGTGATTGAAGAATTTAAAAAAAGAGCCGAAAAAACAATAATATCAGACAATAATCAATTAGCTGGTCATTTAAAAGACCAGAGAAAATTTAATGAACCTGATTTTGATTGGTTTTGGGACGATATTTTTCCTAATTATTGGAAAGCATATAGAGATGGCCATTGCACATATCATAATATTCCTAATAAACCTGTAAATTATAAACCTAGGTCTTTATGGGTAAACTTTATGAAAGCCAATGAATATAATCCACCACACATACATACTGGTCATTATTCTTTTGTTATTTTTTTAGATGTACCTGAAGAATTAAAAAAAGAACAACAGGAATTTCAAGGAACAAATTTAGGACCTGGTACTTTGTTTTTCAATTATGGAGAAGTTACAAATCCTCAATGGACTTCTAATATGAGAAATGTTAAGCCTGAAAATGGAGATTTTTTAATTTTTCCAGCTTTAACTCAACATTATGTAGCTCCTTTTAAATCAGATGTTACAAGAATTAGTGTTTCTGGAAATTTTGATTTGGTAAAATTGTCTAATATTGATTATGAAGATATGAGTTATTTTTAATGAAAATTTTTGCGAGTAAAGAGTTATCTGAAAAAAGATATAATATATGTAAAGGTTGTGATAACCTAAGAGGATTAACAAAAACCTGTAAAGTGTGTAATTGTATTATGCCTTTAAAAGTTAAATTATTAAATGCAGAATGTCCTTTACAAAAATGGACAAGTCCTATGAATAGTTGGTCATAATGGAAAACTTTATTTTAGAATATCAAATACCTGATAGTGATTTACATATTTGTGACGATTTAATTAAATATTTTCATAATGATAATACTCCAAAAAAACAAGGCAAATCCGGAGGCCAAGTACAACTAGATAAGAAATCATCTACAGATGCTCCTATTTACATTTCTAATTTTGAATCACAAGATTATTTGCGACATTTAGAAATAGCATTTAAAATATACACAAGTAAATATCCTAGTTATCCTAAAAATACGAATGTATATAACGGTATTAATATTCAACACTATAAACCTGGAGAAGGATTTAGACAATGGCACCACGAAAGAGATGGTGGCAATTTTCCGAGTGTTGCTAGAAATTTAGTTTTTATGACATATTTAAATGATGTGCCAAACGGCGGTACTGAATGGATGTATCAAAATTATAAGTCTGAAGCAAAAAAAGGATTAACAGTATTATGGCCAAGTGACTTTACACACACTCACCGAGGCATTATAAGTAATACACATGAAAAATATATTATAACCGGTTGGTTTATATTTAGAAATTAATAATAGAGGTAAATATGAAAATAGTTATTGTAGGTGGTGGAACAGCAGCATGGTTGTCTGCTTTTATTTTTAGTCATGCAACAAAAGGAAATGATATTACTTTGATTGAATCAATGGATGTGCCTATAGTAGGTGTAGGAGAAGGTTCTACTGGAATATTTGCTGATTTATTGAATGGTAGATTTTTTCCCACAGATGTTCAATTTGAAGAAGTCAAAAGGGTACTTGATGCAACTCCAAAATTAGCTATTAATTTTAAAAATTGGACAAGTAAAAAAGATAAAAATTATTTGTCGCCTGTTGACGGTACACCGACAGCTACACAATTTAAAGATACTTTATTTTTACAAGGTTTAAAAAAACATAGAGAAAATTATCATTTATCTTCAACTTGTGGATTTAATTGGAATGAAAACAGAATGGCTGGCGGTGCATTTCATTTTAATACAAATCGAGTAGGTGAATTATTAAAAAATAAATGTATTTACAAAGGCGTTGAAGTTATTAATGGCACAGTACAAAAATGTATTTTAAATGAAAATGGTGAAGTTCATTCATTGTTAATGGACGATAATAATATGTTAGAAGGTGATTTATTTGTAGATGCTACAGGTTTTAAAAAGTTTTTAATTAGTGAATTGGATGAGTGGAAATGGGTAGATTATGTTGGCCATTTACCAATGAACGCAGCTATACCTTTTGACCATAGATATGAAGATATGTCAGAAGAAGAATTTAATAATATTAGACCTGAAACTACAGCTCAAGCTATGAACGCAGGTTGGCAATGGATGATACCTACGACACACCGAGTAGGTAAGGGCTATGTTTTTGATGATACTATGATAAGTGAAGATGAAGCAATAAAAGAAATTAATGATTTTTACGGCAAAGAAATAGAAGTAAGAAATAAAATTAAGTTCAGGTCTGGTCGATTAGAGAAACAATGGATGAAAAATGTTTTAGCAATTGGACTTTCAGGTGCATTTGCTGAACCTTTACAAGCTACCTCAATTCACACAACAATAGTACAATTGATAGAGTTTACTCGTAAGTATTTAAAACAAAGTAAAGAAGAAACTTTAACAGATACAAACAGAAACAAGTTTAATACTCAAATGTCCAGAGTGTATGATGATATGAGAGATTTTTTAGTATTACATTATACAGGTGATAGAGATGACACACCATTCTGGAAAAAAATAAAAACACAAGAACACATAACACCACAAGTAAAAGAAATTTTAGAAATGTCTAAACACACGATACCTGATATGTCAACTTTTAATATCTATTTTGGTCATGTGAATAATATGTTGTGGAATTGGACATTAGCAGGACTTGGACATATTACACCTGAATTAGCTGAAAAGGAAATGAAATACTATCGTGTCGATAGTGAAGCTTGGATTGACGACCATGTTAAGAGATATAGATTAGACAGTCAAAATTCTCAAAATATGCAGGATTATATTATGGATGTAAATCATTTGGCCAAAGAAAAGTTTGGTAAATAGTATAAATACCATTATAAATATATAAATATAAGAGGAAATTATGAACATTATAGCAAAAATTAAAAGTTGGTTTTCAGTTAAACCTTTAGTATTAAAGAATGAAGTTAAAAAAATTGATACAAAAGGATTAGAGAAAAAAACAAAGGCCGAGTTAGAAAAACTTGGCAGAAAAATTGGTATTGAATTAGACAAGAGATTGAATAAAGCAAAACTAATCGCAGAAATTAAAAAACAAAACAAGAAGTTATAATTATGGATGAACCAAAAAATGTTATATCAATAGACGGCGTAGATTACGATATTGAAAAGTTACCTATAGAGTTAAGAAACTCAATAGCGGCTAGACAAGAAATTCAACAATCTAAAGTTCGACATGAAATTGAATTGGAAAAAATAGATGTATTGACTAATCATTACAATAGTAAAATACAAGAAGGAATAAAACAATTCAATGGCGGCAGTAGCAAATCTTAGGATAGACCAAGGCGCTTCGTTTAGTTCAGATGTAACTGTAACTAATTCGGCTGGAGACGCTATAG